TTACCTGTAAACATTGCACCTACAATATCTTGAACCTGTTCTGTTGATAATTGAGTATTTGTTGTTGTAACAGAACCGCCCAATGAAACAGACGTTCCATCAATAGTAATCGCTGAGTTAGCAAGTTTAGCATTAGCAATAGAACCTGCTAATTTATCATTAGCAATAGAACCTGCTAGCATAGTATTTGTTACAGTTCCTGTGTCTCCTGATGTAATTAAATTAACATTTGAACTACTTGGGTCTGGGAATGATATTTCTCCTGTACTACTACCAACTAAAACTTTACCTTCTTTATTTATTCTAAGTTTTTTAGTAGAATTACTCACTGCAGTAAATTCAGAATCTAACTTCTTTATCCCATAGAATTGTATGGGTCTATCTCCTGCACTTGCTCCTGCAACTACTTTAATTAAACATACAGGAATATCTCCTGCAGTTAAACTAGCAACCTTAACACTAGTCGAACCAGCACTAGCATGAACTCTTAATGCTAAAGCAGAAGAATCTTTTGGTATTACTAAGAAAGCATAATGGTCTTTTGCACCTGATGAATTTAAATTATCGGCAATCGTTATTGCTCCAGTGGTTTTTTTGTATTCTCCTTTATCAAACCATCCACCTGCACTAACAGAAAAATTACCCCCTGTTTGTGTTACATCTAAACCATGTGCAACAAAGGAACCTCCTGTTTGTTGATTTAATGCATTTAATATTCCTGTATGAATACTATCTGTTCCATCAACTAAACCTGTTGGACTACCTGCCGTTCCTAATGTGCTTATACTATCTGTTCTTGTTGCCATTATTCCACCTCAATTCTAAGTGTGAATGTTATAGATTCTGATGCAGATAATGGGCCTATATCATCAAAGACTATTCTTGATAACATATTTCCTCCTGTTGCTGCATCAAATACTCCTATTTCTGAAATTGTATTTGAAGAAATGTCTGAACCTAAAAAAGTAACATCATAAACTAATGTATTTCCTACTAATGTTGGTGTTGCTGTTTTTGCTGCACCTACTTGATTATCCAATGTTGTTTGAGAGGCTGATGTATTATCTCCACCATTTCCTACTCTAATATGTGTAAATGTTGTTCTACTACCAGATTCAATACCTGTTATTAATCTAGCGGCTTGTTTTTTACCTGAGTCAACTATCATATCTTAATCTCCTTTCTTGTTACAGTTTCTTCTGGAAACTTTATAATTGTATTAACACTAATCAAAGCCAAGTGTGCTTCCTCCTGTTGTTGATGTTAATGCATAATGCAATGATTTTTCTTTTGGTATTAGATTATCTATTAGGACTTTACCTGTTAATGTCTTCTTAATATTACGAGTAAATAAATTTGTAAAACCTGAATTTTGTTGTAATCCTATTTCACTAAGTCTTTCTGCTATTGTTTTATTGAAAGTTCCTACTGTTACTTTAGATATGCTAGACATTGCATTTTCTATTTCAAATACTATATAATCTTCTGCTGGAATATTATGATTAGGAAAATCTAAATGTAATATATCTCCCGCTTCCATTAATTCAAAGCCTGTTTTTTCCATAGTTAATGTTATTTTTCTATAATCCTTTCTATGAGTTTCTAAAAGAGAATGTGCTTTAATTCTCGCTTCTTCTGCATTTTTAATATTAGCATCAATATATCTAATTGTTCTTTTAACATCGCTAGGAATTTCTACTTCTCCTTTGACATTATCTCCAATAACTGTGACTTTATTTGCTTTATCAAATAAACTTTTATTACTATCAACAGATATTAAATTACTTCCATCCCTATACTTTAAAGAAAATCTTCTTTTAGTAGAATAGTCATCTAAATCTTTTATTTGAATTTCACCATCCTTAAAAGAATAATCTAATTGTTGTTTTGCCGCTAAATAATTTATACAAGAAAACATATCCTGCTCTGTAAAATTAGTATTTAAAATGAAGGGTTTCCTTTCATACTTAACTAATTCATCATTTTTCTTTGGTTTATAAAAAATGTTGCTAACGGTCAGACTTGACCCTGCATTCGCAGTAGTCACCTGCCCTATAAGTCTGCCGTCTTGGTTATAAATTATATCATTAACAAGGATATTACTATGCGAAGTTGTCAATGCTATGCTTGTTCCTGTGGTGTCAGAATCAACGATATTACCAGTGTAAGTTATGTTTTTAATGGTATTATCTACCTTTATTTCATTTTCTTCTAAGATGTCCTTTATGGCCTGTTCAGCGTCTGTACCTATTGAAACTGTAGTTCCTATAAAAGCGTTCTTTGCAGAATCATTATCTGGAGTAGCAGAACTTTCTATGTTGAATATTTCACCAAAGGATACTACTCCATAACCTGTTAATTTTCCATCATAAGAAAATCTAATATCATTTGCAGTGCTAGAAACAATAATATTCTTTTCTGTTTTATTTTTACCATCTGATATGAAACAATCAATAGATTCTCCATCTGTAAATAATGTTTGAACATCTGTTATAGTTCTTCTATCAATATACGTATTAAATTTATCTACATTTAATAATAAATACATAGCATATAGGCTTTCTTGATATACTAAATATTCACTTTCTGCTTCTGAGCCGCCTGAATCTTCTTCTGCAGTTGTAAAATTTTGAGTAACAACATCATATTTAAGACCTGTATCAAACATTTTATTTAGTACAAAGTAATCAGGTGTGTCTTCAAATGTTGTTTCTGATATTCTCATTAATCTAAAAGTATAACCAACTGTAGAAGTGTTTATATCGTTATCTACTTTTATATTATGTCTTGTATAATTTCCATTTGTATCAGTAGTATGAGAAGTAATTTTACCTATATATTTAGGTGGCCCAGATGAAAATTGTTTGCCAGAAGGGTTTGTTGAACTTGAAACATATTTATTTGGTAAATATTCAGCACTAGCACTACTTAACCTATCTGATACTAAATAATAACCTTCTAAATTAGGAACAAAATCTAACCAGTTATTTTTACTATTATCATCTAAAGTAATTCCATTAGAACTAGTTATATTTTTACCATAGTTTGTTGATGCACTTAAAGTTAATTTTGGTTTGATAAATGTTTGTGCTTGAAATAATTGACCTGAATCATCTTTACCGAGAGAACCCCCTGTAAAATTGAGATGATGCCTTTGTTTTCTTGACCAGCCTCTACTCTTTTCTGAATAAATATGTTTAGTAGTTTTTGGCCCACATAAAGCATATCTTGTTGTTGCGCTACCAAAATCTTGCATATTTACATTTACTGCTCTTTGGTCTAAATAAGAGTCTGTTATTTCAGTAGCATAATCTATCCATTTTGTTAAAGTACCATGTGTTCCATCTCCTACTATTGCAGATGTAGGTTTAGTAAATGCTGCTTCATCATTATTTGTTGATTTTTTCATTCCTTTAAATAACATAGTAGAATCACCGAACAAATTAACTTTATTACTTATTTTATATTGTAAGCCATCTTCTACTAAACCATTAGTTAGTTCAGGAGAATCATCTGTTGTTGTAGGATATGCTAAAGCATTAATAACTTTAGATGGATGATACCAAATTGGGTTATCAGTTCCTGAATCCCAATGTTTTGCTTGGTGGAATAAAGAATAATAGTCATCAAAATCAGTTCCTCCACTCCCACTGCCTGTTCCATTTAAACTAGAAATAATAGGGATAAATACATTTTGTGCATCAAATTTTTCATCATCGCCTATTAGACGGTCATATTCAAGAAGAGCGTATCTAAAATAATCTCTAGAAACACCTGGAACAACAACATAATTATATAACATTCTAAAATTATTATTATCCAAAGTATCTATTCCCCAATCAGGGTCAGCATAAAGAGTAAATAATTCTTGTCGCATAATAGTTATATTACCAGTTGTAGTAGAATCTAAAGTATCTGCATCTGCTATTTCATTATTATTTGATAATGCTGTAGTTGCAGAAGATATTACTGCAAATATAGTTCCATCTATTGCAAATACTAAATCCCCAACAGCAAAAGAAACGTTATTCGCTAAAACCGCATTATTACCAGAAGAATTAGAAGTAATAGAATTAGTGCCATCAATTAATTTCATTCTAGGATATTTAAATTTAGTAAGTTTATCATAAGCATCATTATCAGGTACACTTTCATAATCAATAGGATTCATGTGCCAATCAAATGTTGCTTCAACTAATCTAATTACACCAAAACGTTTTAATTCATCAGTATTTTTATTAGATGATGTAATTTCTATTCTTTCATAACTAGAATCTGTATAATCAGTTTGTGTATTTGAACCTGTAAAATTTTGGTGTGATACAGAACTTCCTTCGGAACCTTCATTTTTTAATAACATACCAAAATTACTAAAACTTCTTGTATTTTTTTGTAGGTTATTCCATCTCAATGCTGAATCTGGATAAATATCTCCTGTTGCTAATAATTGATAATTTTTACACCTATAATCTATATTTTCTAATTGATTCCAATGTGTATTTATTCTTGAACTATCATAATATTGAATAGGGGCAATTCTATTTCCAGTTAAACCTAAATCAGATGATTGCCAAAAATTAGAACCAGATAATGGTTTTAAATTAGGAGTCAAATCTGATGAGGAAGGGGTGCTTTTAACACCAAATCCATTTATTTTATACATAGGTGTTGCACCTAATATCCTTTGTGTTTTACTAGAATTATCATAAATGGTATCATGTGTTTCTTTTATTGTTCCTTCTTTAAAATCTTGTTTACCCCAATATCTAAATGTATTTTCAGGAGTATAATAATCAGAAGGATTATCAATTAATGTGTGTATAAACCCACCAGAAGGGATATTAGAATTAACCATATATAAATATCTCATATCTGTTCCATATCCATTAGAATCAGATGTGTTTGTATCTATACTACCCAAAACTACAGGAAAGGTAGGGGCTACCCTAATAGAAGTTCCTTCATTTCTTGAAGTAGTTATATCCAAAACATCAAAATACATTGATGATACAGTATGAATATTATTATTAGAAATTGATGTTCTATTTTCTTTTCCTAATTT